ATGGCTCGACGCAAAATGGAACGCCCAAAGGATGACTGGGATAAGTACGAGATTCTTATAGATTCAATCGATGATGTAGACCTAACCTCAATCGCTGGATTACCAGCCGAGACTGTCCTAGAAGTCATTAAGTCCACGGGTGAGACCGTAGGCAACATTAAAACTTTCTTTACCGTCAATGGCTATCAGATGCGGATTGAATCAGTTGCAAAAGCCGAGGATAGTTTTGCTCCTCCTCAATCAGTAAGGGATGCGGCGCAAAGAGCAATCGAATGGATTGATGCTGGACTTGCTGGTGGTGGATTTACAAGAGTTGGAAGAACAAGAGCGGGTCAATTAGCCCGAGGCGAAAGTGTTTCTATTGAAACATTAAAGCGAATGAAATCTTTTTTCTCTCGACATCAAGGAGACAAAACAGCACTTGGCTTTAGCCGTGGAGAAAAAGGTTTTCCTAGCGGTGGTCGAGTTGCTTGGGACGCTTGGGGCGGAGATGCTGGATTCGCTTGGGCAGAATCAATGGTGGAGCGAAATGAAAATGAAATGGAAAAGCACGGAGACCACGACCAAGCCGACCACGGAAATCGGGATGGCGGAGGTAGTGGTGGAGAAGATAAGGGTTCGGGTGGTCGCCCCCCTATGGCACCTGACAAACCCGCATCAGCAGAGCGAAGCCCTGCCGCAGTTAAAGAAGCCGAACGAATTAGAAGAGAAGCCGAAGCAGTAGAACCTGTAATCACATCTTTGATGGAAGGCATCGCTAAAACTATTGATGCTGATTTTGCTGAATTAGATGGCAAGAGTTCTCTTGAACAAAGATTAAAGTCCACAGATTCTCTTGCTCGCAAGATTGACCAAGATGCCGAAAAAGACCACGGCGGAGACAGAGAAGCGGCGGCTAGAGCAATCTCTGATGGTGTTCGTTACACACTCAATGTTGATGAGGCTTCTTACACAGATGGCGTTGAAAAGACAGTAGAGGCTTTAGAAAAAACTGGTTGGAAAGTTGAATCGGTTAAAAACTTTTGGCAAGCAGGTGACCCTTACGACGGCACCAATATCAAGATTAGTAAGGACGGGGTAAAGGTTGAACTACAACTACACACTCCAAACTCTCATAGAGTTAAAGAAGTAGATTTACATAATGACTATGAGGTATACCGAGTTTCTAAAGACAACACAGAGCGTCAAGCCCTGTGGGACAGAATGGTCGATAAGGCTAAAGCAATCCCTAGACCAGCCAACATGGGCAAACTTTTAACGATTGGAACCTTGGTAACTCAAACCTTTGAAACCGCTCAACAAGCAGGATTGACTAAATCAACTGGGGTTGATATTATGTGGACAATAACGAGAGGAGGTATAGCCGTATGCGGTATTTTGCAAAACTAGGCGCGAATGGCGAGGCGATAAACATTTATCGTTTCGAGCGCGGAGAAACATCAATGGTCGAGGACAGATGGGATATTCGTACAAAGAGTTGGGTAGACAATCCCGACGCTGATGTTGTGCGCTATCTAGTTCAAGGCGAAGGTGAATTCCAAGAAGTTACCGAAGAGGTAGCCCGACAGATTTTTCCTGATGTCTTTACTGAAAGCGCAACAAAGGCTCTAGGTAAGTTTGACTTACAGAAAGCCGAAGGCGAAAAGCGTTACACGCTTGGAGCAATGTACATCCCTGATATGGAAGATGCTCACGGAGAGTGGACAGATTCAGACGAACTACAAAGAGCGGTTTGGGATTATGTTCGAAGTAATGACCGCCGTATTCGTTTGCAACATAACCGTGATGTAGTTGCTGGAGAATGGGTAGAAGTTATGGCTTTCCCGTACTCTCTAACAGTTCCAATCAAGACACCTGAAGGCGAAGATTTAGAACACACCTATCCACCCAATACCGTATTCCTCGGTGTAATTTGGGAGCCTTGGGCATGGAGTATGGTTACTGACGGAAAGATTCGCGGCTACTCAATCGGTGGTAAAGCCGAGCGTTTATTCGTTGATATAGACTTAGAAAAGAACGACCCAACTGTGTCCGATGTTCATGTTGATACAATAATGTCCCCGTCAATGAAAAAACCCAAGAAGGAAGAGACTGTATGAAAAAAGATTCACGAATGTTAGCGGAACTTCGCAAGGGACCTTTGGCTGGTATGGACGAAGATGAATTTAAGATGATTGAAGAAGATGTTCGCAAGTTCGGTTTCAAAGGACTTAGTGGTTACGCAAAATCAACAGTTATGCGAGCAATGCGTATGATGGGTGGCGAGATTAACAAGGCAGTAGAAGCCAAACTAAAAGAGTTTCATAAGAGTGCTTCAGTTGGAGATATGGTTACTTGGGACGCTTCAGGCGGAACAGCAGAAGGTAAAATTTTAAGAATTGAACGCGCAGGAAAAATCAATGTTCCTGATTCATCATTTGAAATTGAAGGCACAGAGGATGACCCTGCCGCGCTAATCGTTCTTTATCGTGATGGAAAGCCGACAGATACAAAAGTTGGACACAAGGTTGCAACGCTAAAAAAAAAGTAATACTTGAAAAGCACGGCGACCACGACCAATCCAGTCACGGTTCAGGCAATGGCGAGGATGATTCCGAAGGCGAAGATTCTTCAGAGCCTAAGAATCCTAAACCAAATTTTGTTCCTTACAAAGATGACTCCGAAGAAGAGTTTCAAGAATTAGACGCCGATGACCCAAAATGGATGGACACAATGGATTATCCAAGGAAGAAGAATTAAGGTTTATGCCAAGCGTTATAGATGACACAATGCAAGTTCTTAAATCTATGGGCATTTCTTCTTATCGAGTCTCAACCCCGCCTGGGTATGCAGGAATTCAAGTAGACCTACCTAATAATTCCCAAGCATTTTTTGTTTGGACAAAGATAGACCAAACTGACTTTCACTTTAGGCTGGCTCGATTTTGGGCTGATGAGAACCCCTTCTCAATGTGGGTTTCACCCAATCTAATCGAAGCCTTGACCAAGACGAGAGTTTTAGCAAACCAATAAATAGGCTCGAATTACACCTATGGTATTCTTCGTGTGTCAAGACCCGAGGTTAGTTTTATTAGCCCTATGCTAAAAAAACTTACCTCTAGTTTGTTAGGAGCATAAATTGGCAAAACCCCGTACCCGCAAAATGGTGAATCTTGCCATTGAGGAAACGAGTGGCGTAGACCATCCAGCGCACTTACATGAAGGTTGGCTTGTTATGAAGTCAGCATCCGAATCTGAAGTTCAGAGGGTTCTCGACAAATCGCTGACCAAGGAGGACTCCACTATGGAGGATGTTAAAACTACCGAGGCAACTGAAGATAAGGTTGAAAAAACCGTTGAGGAAGAATTAGCGATGGCGCAAGCCCGTATCGCTGAACTCGAAGCCAAACTCGCCGAAAAGGAAATGAAGCCTGAAGAGGAAGTTGTAATGGCGATGGACGAGGATTCAATGGAACCTAAAAAAGAGGAAGAGGACTATATGAAGTCCGCTCCTACATCAGTTGTTAAAATGATTACAGACTTGAAAAAGCAAGCAGAGGAAGCAACCGCTGAACTTCGTAAAGAGCGTGTTGCCCGTGCTGATGCTCAATCAGTAGAAAAGGCAAAGGGTTGGTCTAATCTCAATCTCAATGCTGAAAAAGTTGGACCAGCGCTCCGTCGCTTGTCTGAGACAGATTCAGAACTAGCAAAGAGTGTTGAAGAAATTCTTTCTTCAGTCAATGCTCAGGCTGAATCAGCATCAATTTTTGCAGAAATCGGCAAGTCTGCGGACTTCAAGTCAGGCAATGCTTATGAGCGCATGACTGCGCTTGCTAAGTCTGCCGTTGATGAGGGTGTATCAAAGTCAATGGCACAAGCCATTGCCGATGTTGCTTCAAAAAACCCTGACCTTTATAGCCAATACCTATCCGAGAAGGGTGCCTAACCATGGCGTATGAAATAAGTAATTACTCGGTAAAGGTCACCCTCGTTGCAGGTGCCGACCTTTCCACAAAGCAGTACACATTCGTCAAATTGAATTCATCAGGTGAGGCTATTGCCGCCGCCGCCGCGACTGATATTCCTATTGGCGTACTACAAAATGCTCCAACTTCAGGACAGGAAGCAGAAGTGCTTGTTGTCGGTGGAACAAAGATTGTTGCTGGTGCGGCAATCGCTGAAGGCGCACAAATTGGTACATCTTCAGCAGGTAAAGCAGTTGCTTTAGTTGCTGGTACAGATACAACCAAGTATGTCGTTGGAACACTAATTACCGAATCTGCGGCTGATGCAAATGTTGTCACCGCCGTAATCAACTGTGCGAATCCGCACCGTGCGGCTTAAGGGGGATAACTAAAAATGCCACAGCCAAATATCAATTCCGTCCATGTGGACGCAATTCTTACAAACATCTCGGTTGCTTACTTACAGAACCAAGATAACTTTATCGCTGACAAGGTATTCCCAGTAATCCCTGTCGATAAGAAGAGCGATAAATACTTCCTATACACCAAGAACGATTGGTTCCGCGATGAGGCTCAACGCCGTGCGCCTGGAACTGAATCTGCTGGTGGCGGTTACAATCTATCAACAGCAACATACTCAACAGATGTATATGCTTTCCACAAGGATGTTGATGACCAAACTGTTGCTAACGCAGACGCTCCTCTAAACCCTCTTCGTGAGGCAACAGAGTTCGTAACTCGCCGTCTACTACTTCGTCGTGAACTTCAGTTTGTAACTGATTTCTTCACAACAGGTGTATGGGCTGACGATGTTACAGGTGTTGCAGGTACTCCATCATCAGGACAGACAAAGCAATGGAGTGATTACACTTCATCTGACCCAATCAATGATATTGAAGCGGGAAAGAGCGAGATTCTTGGAAACACAGGAATGGAAGCCAATACACTTGTACTTGGCTACGAAACATTCCGTCAGTTGAAGAATCACCCTGACTTGGTAGACCGTATCAAGTACACATCTTCACAGACAATCACAACCGATATGCTCGCGGCAATGTTTGACATTCCTCGCGTAATGGTTGCTAAGGCAGTTAAGGCTACAAACAACGAAGGTGCCGCAGAGGCATACGGCTTTGCTTATGGCAAGGGCGCTCTACTAACCCATGTTGCTCCACAGCCAGGACTACTTACACCTTCTGCTGGATACCAGTTCTCATGGACAGGTGTTTCAGGCGGACTTGGTGCCAACATTGGTACATCTTCATTCCGCATGGAGTCAATCAAGGCGACTCGCGTTGAGGCTGAAATGGCTTTCGACAACAAGGTAATCGGTTCAGACCTCGGTTACTTCTGGAATACAATCGTCGCTTAATTAAGTCAAAAGAAAGGGGGAGTCTTAATTGGCTCTCCCTTTCTTTCTTAATAAATCTAATTTTAGAAAAGGAAAATAAATGCCACAGGTAAATAGACTTACTCGCGGTGAAGCGGCAGTCGGCGCACTACAAATTGGCGACAACGATACTGTTTACGGTATTGAGTTTGGCACAGTAGCAATCGACCCTGCTTCATTAGCAGCAACAACAAAATCAGCAACCACCTTTACACTAACTGGTGCGGCTACAACTGACATCATTATTGTAAATCCACCTGCACTCAACGACGATATACTCTATGTCGGAGCCGCAGTAACAGCAGCAGATACAGTATCCATCTATCTCTACAACCCAACAGGTTCGGCGATTGACCAAGCGTCAGCGACCTTCTCATACTGCTGGATTGATACAACGGCGTAAGATGAAAGCAAAAATCCTCAAGACGCTTACCGTGGACGGTAAAGAACTGCTATCAGGAACAATTGTCGATGTAAGTGGATGGCGTAATGCTAAATCACTTGAAGGCTCACGCTACATTACTTTTGTTTATGAAGAAGAAATTAAAAAAGAAACCAAGTCTAAAGTCATAAAAGACTCAGACACAGAATAAACTAGGAGGGCGGCTAGAAATAGTCGCCCTTTCTAGTATAAGGAGATAACAATGGCCGTTCTACACGGACGAGTAACAGTAGGCACAACAGCGACTCTTTTAGCACAAGCAGGAACAGACCGCGATGGCATTAATGTAATGATTCAATCTGCCAAAGGCGGTTCAACTGAAGTGTTTATTGGCGGCGCAGGCGTAACCACAACAAGTTATGGACACTTAATTGACCCTGACGAACATTTTGATATTACTCTTGCTTCAGGTGAGGCGTTGTATGGAATTGTTACATCAGGCACACAAGTAGTTAATGTTCTACGAACAAGCGCATAAGGAATAACAAATGGCAATTCCGGGTAATTTAAGTCTTGTAACTGTTACAGGAACATACATTGATATCTCTGGTGTGCCTATTGCCGGACAGGTAAAGTTCACCCCTCGCGCTGTTCTTCGAAACGTTACCTCAAATGTAATCCTTGTAAATAGCACAATCGTCGTAACCCTTGATTCTAATGGTGCTTTTTCTCAGCAACTTGTAGCAACAGACGACCCTGATGCCTCTCCAGTAGATTTCACTTACTTTGTAGAAGAAGCATTTGTTGGCGGTCGCTCATTCGATATTCTCCTGCCTGCCGCTACTGCAACCGTGGACCTCGCAGATGTTTCTCCAGCCGTAGCCAACGATGGAACTGGCGCACTTTATATTGATGGTGCTGAATTTACATCATACTCAAATCGTTTAACTGTCGTAGAAGGCAAAGCCGCAGCAGTAGAAACTTTCCTAGCAACATTACAATCGGGTCTTTCAACTGCTATTACGAACTCAAATAACGCTAGAACATTAGTTAATTCTTACATAACCTCTATTGGTAACATTGGAGATAACGGAATTCTCTATCCTTCAAGGGCGTTCTAAATGGCATTACCGGGCAATATAACTCTCATAACTTTAACTGGACAGTATCTAGATTTCCAAGGAGACCCAATACTTGGACAGGTAAAGATTTATCCTTCCCAAGTTCTTATCGATGCTGCCGCAGATAGAATTATTATCCCGACAGTTCTTACAACTGACTTATCAGGCGGTTCTTTTAGTGTCCAAGTCCCTGTAACAAATGACCCTGATGTTTCTCCTTTAAACTATAACTATCTTTTTGAGGAATCTTTTGAAGGTGGAAGAACTTATTTAATTCAACTACCTTCTTCTCTTGGCGCCTCTGTTGATATCTCAGACCTTAGAACTGACCAAGCACTTGTTGAGTATATTCAGCCTGTCGCTTACCAACTATGGCCTCCACTTAAAACAAGAACTGAAACTCAAGAAACTTATTACGCCGCCGCTACTATTCCAACTACCTCAACGCTTCCAATCCCCTCGACCTATCAATGGCTCTATCTTTACCTAGATACCTACGCAAGCCTTACCTCGACTTTTGGAACTTATGCAAGTGTGGTTAATCCAAGTCTTAATTTAACTAATGCTCGTATTCAATTAATTTATGACCGTATGACTCGTTTGAATAATTACACAGCCACTTCAACCGACCTTAGAGAGACGACTGACCTCGGAGTGGTATCTCGGACTGGATATAATTCTGTTGCCGCTAAATATGGAACTTATGCCGCCCTTGCAATCCCTTATGCTAACTACACGGTTTTAGCCGCCGCTACTTTTACTTGGACTTATGCTCAAGTTGGAACCCTTATTGGAAACATTGGTAACTCATTAACAATTACAGATATGTATGACCTATCTGGACTCACCGATGCCTTACTGAGTCTTACTAAAACTAATGTTGGTAATGACTACGGAGCCCTTACTCGGGCTGGATTCACAAATGCTTTTGTAGCAACCAATTATGCAACTTATTCAATACTCGCCGCTTCCTCGTTTTCCAACACAGTTCGCGATTGGGCTGATAGACTTCGTACTGCGGCTAATAGACCACACCCGTTATTGACTAGGAGTTACCAATATGGCATTAACCTATAAAGTCTTAGGACAGTCAGCGCCAACGGCGGCGACTCTTACCTCTCTTTATACCGTTCCTTCAGCAACTTATGCCATTATTAATTCTGTGGTTATTTGCAATACAGGTTCAACCGCAACTACTTTTCGAGTATCGGTAGCACAAAATGGTGCCGCTGATACTTTGGCTCAATATGTGGCTCGAGAAACCGCTATCAATGGCAACTCAACCACAGAACTTGCTCTAGGTATTACAATGGATGCCGCGGATATTCTAAGAGTTTATTCGACATCTGGTAGTCTTTCATTTAACGCCTTTGGCGTGGAAATCGTTTAGGAGGCATAAATGCCAACAACATCAGGTGGGTTGCGTTACCCAGCATCAACAGATGCAATCAACATTCCATTGGATATGGCGAACCTCGCTAACGATGTTCAAACCTATATTGATACAAATGCCTTAACGACAACAGGAACTTATACCCTCACAAATAAAACTATTGGCTCAACAGGTCTTTTCTTTGAAGGCTCTACAAATGATGGTTTCGAAACACTTCTAACAGTTGTTGACCCAACAGCAGATAATACAATTACCTTCCCAAACGCTTCAGGAACAGTTTCTTTAGTTACAGGAACAGAGACGCTTTCTAATAAAACCTTTACAAGTTCTATTACGATTGCTGGTTCATCGTCAGGGCAAACAGTTCTTCAGGCGGCTTCTTCTGCTGGTGGAACACTCGTATTGCCTACGGCTGGTGGAACACTAGCCGTCACAGGTGATATTGGTTCAGGCGAAATGCTAGTCATAATGCAGGCAATCTAACTAAAAAGTTAAACATTTATGGCAGAATAGCCATAGGAGAAAGAGGACCACATGGCAGTAAATACACCAGTAGCCTTATTTAGAGGTAACGCTACGACTAATACAGGAACGACTCTTTATACAGTTCCTGCTTCTACAACAGCAATTGTTACAAGTATTGTTATTTCTAACAACTCTGCCTCTACTCAGACAGCCACAATTTTCTTAGATTCAGTTGCAATCCTAACGGCTGTAAGCCTTTCTGCTAACACTTCTCAGGTAATTGATATGAAGCAAGTCCTTACAACTACAAAAATTATTACAGGTGGAGCGAGTGCAACTTCTGTCTCATTCCATATTAGCGGAGTGGAGAGCGTCTAATGCCTACATCCTCAATTCCAGCCTCAGGTGGCGGCGGTCTTTCACCTAAGTTACAAAAATTCACTTCATCGGGAACATTTACTTTACCTGATGGTTACGGAGCGGCAAAACCACTCCTTATTGATATTCAAGTAATTGGTGGAGGTGGCGCAGGCTCACCCTCAGTACATAATGCCGTTGCAGGTAGCGCTAATGCAATTTTGAGAGCAAGTCAAGATGATTATTTTGGCAACTCAGCCCAATATAATTCAAATGCCTTCAGCGTGCCAGCAGGTAACGCTCAAGATTATTCAAACAACGCAAATGGCTCTGGCGGAGGCTCTGGCGGACTTGCAAAAACACAAATGTATCTTACGGGCAACCTTACAATTACAGTAGG